TCAGCGTGCGAGCTTATCGTTAAGCATCAGCACCTGTTCGCCATTCATTTCTTCAATCCACGCACCGTAGACTTCATAAACCATTTGCGCGTTTTCATGCCCCATCTGGCTGGCTATGAAAGACGGGTTAGCGCCGGCAGATAAAAGCCAGCAGGCAAAAGTATGCCGCGTATGGTACGGATTCCGGCGGCGAATACCAGCACGTTTTACAGCTGCGTTGAATCTCGCACCTATGCTCGATAAAGAGTAGTAGGCTTTCTGTTCTCCTTTGCGCATCCGGGGTATGAAAACGAACCGCAGGCTTTGATGTTCCACTGCCCCATACTCGCGATGATTAAAGACAATTTCGGTTTTAGGCTGCAGCGCTGTTAGCTTGCGCTGTGCTTTCAAGGCTTCAAGTGCCGGCTCTAAAAGGGTTATAACCCGGTTACCTGCTTCGGTTTTTGGTGGGCCGAACATGCCCAAGGCATTAAGATTGCGCTGTATATGAGCCGTGCCTTTTTCCCAATCGATATCTTCCCAGGCAAGAGCTGCAAGCTCTCCATGACGGACACCAGTATAAACTGCGAATGTCCACATATTGAGGCTTTGGCCACGCTCGGATTCCGAGAGCAAACTAAACTCCTGCTTCGTTAAAGGATCCGGTTTTACTTTCCCTTTGTGTAGTTTCTTGATTCCTTCGAAGGGCTTGCCACTGATAAAGCCAGATTTGTGTGCAAATCGAAGCAGGGAGCACAGTAGCGATATATAGTTGTTCACGGTACGCACAGTGCGTCCCTGTTTGTTGCTTCTGGGATTTGTCAGGTAAAGTGTCTCACCGTTCAACAACTCCTTCCTGTATTTAAGAATGTCGCTGTGGCGTATAGTTGAAACAGGCGTATCTCCGTTAATGATGTGCATTAACGTACCGAGTTGTGAGCGCGTCTTACGCATCGTATTCGCGCTAATTTCGGTTTCTTTAATGCTCGTCCACAGTTCACACAGCTCTGAAAAGATTTGAACTGAAACAGTGGTTACGGTTTTTTTTGCTCTGGATGATGCAGGAAAGCGCTGGTTGTAATCAAACTCTCCAAGGTTGATCTCGCTAACGATCACAGCCCGAAGATTCCCGGCTTTTTTGATGTTCGCCGGGGTGTTGATCCAACCTTTGAGAATTTCTCGGCAACGCTTTCCCCGGTACATAAACCAGATACAAATCTTATTGTTTCTGATTTCGACACCCGTAGGCAAAGCTGACATCTTACGCATCCCTTATTAACTGATTAATTCTCGGATAGTTATACCAGGTTGTGCCACGCAAGGTTTTTTCTCCAGAAGGAGATACTCGTTTAAAATGGACACCTTCCACCCAACAGCCTTGGCGATACTTCTCAATCTGTCGTTCGGTCAGGCCTGTTTTTTCTGTGAGCCTTGCGCCAACAACCCATTCTTCGTTAAAAATTACCTGCGACATGGTTCACCTCAGGTAACCGGCATGAGTATAGATATGCCGGTCTTTAGTCGTTGATATTTCAGTTTCAGTTTGCCTGGCCGGGTAGGGAGCGAAGTCGACGCATGCCGGTCATTGCTGTGGCCACGTAGCTTGCCTTGCAGTTGACCACTTCAACCCAGACCTTCACGCCTTCTACTCTCACCGTATAGGTCTCTTTCATCTTGCTGCGCCCATAGTCACCATATCTCTGCTGGTGGGCTGCGAGTGCAATTTCACATGCCTGGCGAGCTAAAGGGGATTGCTTACTGCCTCGATTAATCAGTCGCATTTCTTCTCCTTGAGGGAGGGGTTTCCCTCCCGATCTCGTTAGTCCACGTATTCCGGTTTCATATCCGCCAGGGTGATGCTGAACTGACCATGTAATTCGTCGCCCAGATGGCGTTTCGACGCTGCAAGAACGCGCTCTACTTCCGCGAACCGCGCAGCTGCATCCGGCTCATCTGAAGATGGCAAGGAATTGATGGCTGCTTCGACTTTGTTCCGTGCATCAACTAGGTAATAACGCTTCACGGCCTTGTTTTTCAGCTCAGTGAACAGGGCAGAACCCAGTGTTGCTTTCACGGTTTCAATATCTGCGCGCAGAGCTTTAGCGCTATCCACATCCTGAGCCGCCTCGATGCGGTCACGGAAATCATCAGCAAGTGCATCAATATTTTGAGCTGATTCCTGAGTCGTTTGAGTCGTAGTGACGTTGTCACCTGAAATGTCTGCAAGGCTAACGTGCTGCGCCGGTGCAGGGTTTACCTCTCGTTCTTCTCGGCGATCATCCAGTTCATCAGGGGTGTAAACGCCCAGAATCACATCCGGGCAGAACAGTCTGGCCCAGCGTTTGACAGCCAGATATGCCAGCTGTTGGCGTGGGTCGTCAGCCCAAAGGGTAGAGTTTCGGGTTCGGGCCTGAGCCAGCAGCAAATCGAGTTCCCTTGGCTGATCTTCACCTTTCAGGGTTGCGCGGATAATAATGCCGATCCCGGCTTCGTCAGCCATGGTCCAGCCCGGGACGCGGTACTCGCCTTTGTCTCCTTTACGGATATGGAATTTTCCAACGACCTTTTCCCATGGCCCGTACCACTCATATTCAAAACGGCTGGCCAGCACGCCGCTGCGCGAGATGACGGCATTAACCAGTTGCGCTTCATACCCGAGCACACCGTTAATCAGGTGCGTTTTCTGCGCCACGGCAAAGGGATTCATCTGCCACTGTGCCGCTTGCATCGCAACCGCCATGCAGTCGGCCTGGTTGCCCTGCAGGTGTTTAGGAACAGTCGCGGTGCCTTGCGCCATGATCTGCGCAAAGGTGCTGATTGCGTTCAGATACTGGGAATCGAACAAAGCCACGTTGGAGTTAATAACGGTGTTCTGGTCAGCAACGGTAACATTTGTGTTATGCATAAATCCCCCTTAAGCCTGAGCGCGCAGCGCTTCGAGGCGGCGCAGGTCGAAGTCGTTCAGTTCGTCGGTGTAATCGTCGATGATTGGCGCTGGCCATTCCCCTGTGTCGAAGCTGGTTGCTATAGCGCGCATTGCTTTGCGGTACTCGAGCATGCCCAGTTCCAGCAGGTCTGCGGATGCCTCGATGATTGCGATCCAGTGGTAGTTCTCGTCTTTGTTGACGAAAATCCAGAAGAACTGGTCCAGCGCCGCGGTTTCGCAGTACATAGCCGCGCTCAAGTGATAATCACGGTCAATAATTTCCCGGTGCAGCCTGGCGCGCAGGTTTTCCTGCTTAACGTTCCACATGCTGATAGTTTTCAGATCAGCACCGATACGCACGCCGTCTAGGTCGATCTCAAGGTCAGGGCGCACACGAACCTCCAGGCCCGTCTCCTCGTCAAAGCCGAAGTAACTCACCTCGACGGCGCGGCTCGGGTGGGTCAGCAGCATGCCGGCGGTCGGGTGCGCCAGGAGTGCAGACTGAATTGCTCGCGCTGTGGCCAACTGCTGGCGGGTAACCAGAATTTTTTCGCCAGGGTTGTCGCGCCAGGCATCCAGCAGTTCGTCGGCGAATATGGCATCGGGCTTAACCAACTTAACAGCCTGGATCATGTCCGTTTTGGTGCCGGACACTTTCAGCGGCGTCGGTTTCTGCGCTTCCTGTGCGACCAAATCAGGATTGATGATCGCTAATTGCTCGAGTAACGCATCACGGCTGCCGCTGGTTTTAACAGGTACGGGCAGGGTGGCGTTGTACTCTTTGATGCAGGCCTTCATCACCGTAGCTGTCTGCTTCTGGCCTTCTTCAATACGCTGATACTCAGCAGGGAGAGCCATATAGCTTTGAGCCGTTTCTTCCAGGCTGGCGCCAAGCGGCACTTGAGCGGGAAGGGATGCGTTATGTTCTTCAAGCAACGCTTTAATCTCGTCAGCGCTTAGCAGCGCCGGTAGGCTGGCGTTGAACGCATCGATGAACTCGCGCAGAGTTGCGGTGGTAGTGAAAGCACCCTCCGGGATCTCAGGTTCTACGCTGAACTCTGCTTCGAGGTTTTCCGGCTGCAATGCAAGGGCATGCACCAGGTTCCCCATGTCCAGCACTTTGGATGCTGAGCGCGGTATTGTTTTAGCCACATGGCGCGCGTTGAAGTACATCAGACTGACGCGGGCATCTTTTACCTGGGTTGAGCTAATACCGTTTGCTGCGTGATAAACATCATTCGGCAGACCTTCGTAGCGGCCAGGCTCGAAGTAAGCCGGGTATTCAATTACCGGTTCTGCTTGCTGTTCTTCCAACGCTACGGAATCTGTATGCGAATTAGCTGCATCAGTGCTTTCGCTCGGTGGTACTGAACCAACATCTTCGTCTTTCTTTGGCTTAGCCGTTTCCATCTGCACATCGCTGGTGGTCTCCGCTGTGTTTTCCGTTTTTTCGACTTCATTTGAGGAGGTATTGATGACCGGATCGGTTTTTCCACCAATCAGGCCATCGATGGAGAACACGCCGCCGCCGAGATTTTCAACCCGGAGTTGTTCTGCTGGAGCTTCGGTCTCAACAGACGGAGTAGACAGCGGCAATAACTCCACCGCAGAGTTAAACTCAGCCGTCATGGTTTTATTCACAAACTCAAGATGAGCCGCTGGCGTGTGGTGGATGTTTTCCGGCGCTATGCGGATCAGATTGAAGATTGCCGCACGGTTCACCGCCAGTACGCCGGGCTGATTACGCAGGATGGCGCTCCATGATTTCCATGGTTCTTCTTTCTTCGCCACGATTTCTTTGGCGCGACGTAAAACGCTTGAGGGGATTTCAAAGTGATGGAAATCCATAGGCAGCAGGGCACAGGCGATCTCAAGATCGAGAGTGTCCAGAGTGTGGTGCGCGCCTTCGCCGCGATCCGTTACGTAGCCACCGTCGGCATTTGTGCCGGCGTCAGTACGCTGCACGCTGCTAATTCGGTTTCCGGCAGCCCATTCGCGCGCCAGGATGCCACGGTCAATGTAATCAGTTGCAGCCCACATTCTGGTGAAACGGAGTACCAGCGCGAGTTCGTGACGCTTCTCCTGGCAGAACACCTTGCGAATGGCGTCGGTATAGCGCCAAAGGTCTTTGGTGTCGTAACCCTTAACCTCTTCGCAGTTTTCTGCCGCCAGCAGCAGGTTCTGGACATAGCTGTTGTCAGTGTCCATCTCTAGCGCGCAGATACCTTCGTATTCTTCGCGGGTTAAGTGGTGGCGCAGTTCGTCGGCGGTGAACTGGGCGAGTAGCTGCTTGCGGAACGGCATACGAACGACTGGATAACGTGTGGTTTCGTCATCATTCTCGTCAATCTGGATACCGTTATCAGGTTCTTGATCCTGATCGGTTGTAACGCCGGTCTCGCTGGTGATTTCTGATTTGAGAAGATTAAGCTTTCCGCTTCTCCACTCTTCAACTAACTGATTGCGGTTGCCGGCATCTGCTCTCGCCCAGTCAGCCATAAAGGCGGCAAGCATCTTAACTTCATGTTCTTCGTTTGGTGCGAAAATCTCTTTAACAGCCTGGATCATTTTCCACTCAACATTCAGGCCGAGTTCTTCAACTTCAGGGATGTCGTTCTTCGCCAGCAGCAGGTTCTGGAGATAGGTGTTGCCTTCATCCAGTGACATTTCGCTTGCAGCCAGCTGCTGCTCTTTAGTGATGTGTGACTGGTATTTGTCGCTGGTTAGGTGGACAGCAAAACGGACCGCTGGAGTGCGGTTTTCAAGCGGGACACTCTCGACGATAGTTTCGATTTTAACGGTCGTTTCCGGTGCGGCAGTGTTGTCCACGGGACCAGTCGACTCAGCACCAGCCTTTGGCAGCCAGGTGCGTCCATCGTCCTGGAGGGCGTAGCGTTTGCACCAGGTGTAATCCACGGTGCTTTCTTCCGGCAGGTCGTTGTAAACAGGGAAATCGGTGCGAACCGGTTTGGCATAATCCTTACCGCGGCCGGTTTCAATACCGGCATCTTCCAACTCAACATCGAGCTGCAGATTTGCACGGGCTTCAGATTTCGCGGTGAACCAAATCACTGCGTCTTCTTTGCCAGATTTCTGCGTAGCCTTAACTACAAAGAAAAATTCCATGTGAGATCCTCTTTTTTGGATGTAAGATCCCCGGGCCAGAGATAGCGCCCATTGGGTGAACTTTGGTTTTTTAAGTAGTTTTCCGGTGTAACTTTGGTCGGGAGCACCGGACGTACGGGCCGCCTTGCGCGGCTTTTACGTTATGCCTCATGGGCCATCTGGTCGTACGAAGCACAACGTTCAGAGCAGTATTCTTTTTCTTTGCGCGCCAGCTGTGCGCCGTTGCGATAGAGAAGGGTACTTTTGACTACTTCCCCCGGTGTAACCGGCTTGCCGCAGTACCCGCATTTCATTGAGTTACACATCTGGATTCCCCTTTTGCGCCAGCAGGTAGCACAGACGGCGAAGAATCACTTCGAAGAAATTGAGTTTTACGGCCTGCTGCCGTCCTGGTTTGCGTGCGAAATCAATCATTCTCACCCTCGTTTGCCTTATCGCCGGCCAGCGGAACGTTTACACCTGATGCGCGTTAATCTCTCCACCTCATCCGACTATTCATATGCCGTCGGCGGCTACTTCGTGGGCGTCCTGCCTTGGTGGTTCGTAGTGCGTCTTGGTGAGTTTGATTAAACACAATGTTTAATTCCGTGTCAACTAAATGTGTAAATTTTAATAAACAAAATGTTTAACCCTAGGTGGCTAGAAGAAGAAATTGTGAGTTGCAGGCAAAAAAATCCCGACGCTAAGGTCGGGATTGAAGAGATTGGGTCGGGCTGACGGGGAAGATTATAAAAACGGTTTGGTGGCGAGGAAAGATATTAGGCAGCTTTAAGCGCTATACGTTCAGCTGCCTGCTTTGCGTTATGAACAGATATAAAATTAATACCTTCTTTAGACGCCAGCTCAGTCATCTCATCTTGATGGCTTCGCATTTTATCAACAGTTTTTTGGGGGATGGTTGGATCGTCAAAGGACGGAATCCCAACAATAATATCGACAGTTTCAGGTTTAAGCACCATACTCGATTTTTTTAATGATTCAAGATCGTAAACTTTGGCCTTAATAGTATTTATTGATGCAGAAAGGCGAGAAGGGACAATTAAACCAAAGTTTGATGCATATTTATCGTTGTAAAAACCAAATTTAGTATATACGTTAACGCCAGAAAGTCTAACTCGAGTTCCAAAAAAACCATTTAAAGAAGGACATAATATACTTGATTCATCAAATATTCTTGTGGCCCATTGCTCAGTTTGCTTTTGACCAGATTGCTCATCTTCTTCACTCCGTTCGGCTTCAAGACTCAGCGTCCCGAGGCTAGAGGTAAGTCGAATTGCTTGGCGGAAAATACCCGGCAAATTGTCATCAAGTGCTCTGGCTGATTTAATTACTTCAAAACCTGATACAGGTGAGATCCAAGAATCTAGATCGGAATCATTAGCAATATGCATCAAAATAGATTGTTTGACCCAAGATAGCATATCTTTGATGCTGTCTGATTTCATTCCATATAGTGAGTCAAGCACATCATCTCGAATTGATTGAATGACATCGTGCCTTCCATCATCGCCCCTTGCTACAACGATCGCGTTGATTCTTTCACCTGAACCAACTATAGGTTCAAATGATACTGCCCACCATTTCCCATGATACATGGGTTTGCTAGGGAAAATACTGAGATCAAGCGCCATTGAAAATGTCCATTTGAGCGATGCCTAATCTACATCTTATCAGAGAATTAATGACAGACAACCTGTTGGTCAAAAAGTCTAGAACATAAGTGATCTCATCTTCTGCAAGGTATTTTTCCGAGTGCGTTTGACGCATGATTTCGTCTAGTTTTAACAAATTATAAGTCGGAGTAATATCTTGAAGAGTTGTTTTCATAGTTCTGAATTTTTCAATTTCTGACTGAATTGAAAATAATGCTCTGATAATATTATTGTCAGATGCTGGCGAGAGAGGGTTCATGCCATTAGGAATGGCTAGACCGTGATCGATAAATAGAAAACTGTCACCACCATCGTATAGGATATTACCTATATTACGGTCGTGATTTGCGATCCATTCATCGAAAACACCAACATCTAAAGTTGATTTGAATTTTTGTAACCGGATTAAAGCCTGTTCGCAGTTAGCATATCTGCGAAAGCTTGGAAAATCCGCATCCTCCGAACCAAACATTAACGCATGCTGACCCTCTGGAATGATAGGAAGAGAATTTCTATCAGCTAGAATTAAGTAGGGCTTGGGAATGGGAATACCTAATTGGCGCCCTAAAATAGCGCAGAACGCTTCGACGCATATTTCTCTTGCATCGATGAGCTTGGCATAGACAACTACTGTCTCTGTAGCAGTTTTGACATGCCCCTTCCAAGTCTGATTGATGTTGCAATCTGAGAATGGTTCAGCACCGGGTAGCAGCACTCCAGTTTCAATGTTTTCCATTTCAAGTCCGTGTAAAATTATTGCGAAAAAGTTTGGTTACATGTAAACGCCAAGTTGTTTGGAGCTTGCCACTATGCTAGCCATGGTTTCTTTACTTGCACTTTTTCATTTTGGACCGAGCAGGACACCAATTACTCCTGATTTCGAATCCGGCCCTTCATGTACTTCTCATACAACTCATCCAACTCTTTCAGGCGAATCGCGAAGATGCGAAGCATATTCTTTTGCTCTTCTTCCGGCAGCTGGCGGTAGAGCTCCAGCAGGCGCTGTTCGTCCGGCTTAAGTCCGTCTTTTTCTCCAACTTCCTGGCCAAGAATCCACTCAAGGCTAACCCCGAGCGCATCCGCCAGCTTTATCGCTGAGCTTTTCCCAATGGTCCCACGAACGAACCAGTTATTGACCGACTGAGCACTGACGCCACAAATGCGGGCCAAATCCGATTTGGTCAAATTTTTAAGTTCAAGGACCTCGTTGAGCCTCTGAACTTGGGGGTGGTTAATCTTATGAGTTTTTTCTTTCATGGAGGAATTCTAAACCAAAAGTTTATTAGCTCAATATTCAAAATGTTGACTTATTGATAAACATTTTGTTTAATTTGGCGTGACCATTGGAGCTAACTATGAAAGCTATTGACAAAGCCATTACCAAAGCAGGAACAGCTACCCGCTTAGCTGAATTATTAACCGTAAGTGCGATGACCGTCAGTCATTGGCGGAATCGTTATCGAGGTGTGGTGCCTGCAGATCGCGTCCTGCAAATTTATGCAGTCACTGGCGTCACTCCTCATGAACTGCGCCCAGATCTCTATCCAAACCCAACTGATGGTTTACCCAAACAGGAGCCTTAACTATGCAAACTGTTTCATTTCAACAGAGTAGCAGAGCTTCCTCTAATTCACTGATATTCCAGTGTCATCAAAGCGAACCAGCAACGCAGGATATTGATCATCGAGATATTTGTTCTGCAGTCCGGGCGTGGGCAGCGGCAGAAGGGCGCGTAGCTGTTGCGCTTCAAATCCAGGAAGCAGCGGAAGAACTTCAGCTTAATGGCGTGGACTTCTCAGGCCAGGCCGATGTCTGGAACGTGAAGTTGTTCAGATGGCTGGACAACAAAGAAGACTCCGCATCTTACCGAAAGAACGTCGAACAGCTGGTGCCCGCAATCATGTCTGTTTTACCGATTCGATACCGCGACCGCGTAGTAAAGAACGACTCGTTTGCGTATCGCATGGCCAGATTAGAAAAAGAAGTCAGTGAGGCGAAGCAAGCTCTGATGCTCGATGCACCGAAGAAGGAAAAACTGAAGGAGTTAGGCGAGGGGATTTTTGAAATGTTCAGAGTCGATCCGGACCTTACGGCGCCGCTGCTGGCGATGGTCACAACCATGTTGGGGGCAATGTGAATACTTCAGAAAAGGCGAAAGCCGGTCTGCGCGAACAGAACCGACTTTCAGATGCAAAAACGGAGTGTAATTGCGGAGCTAAGTATGTCAAACACAGCTGAAATTATCAATTTCCCCCAAAGAACCGAACAACCGGGAGGTCGTATGGCCGACCTGTCGAACGGGTATACCAAGGTCGCTAACGAGATCCAGCAGCTTAAGCCTCGCCTGAGAATGTCAGGCCGGGAGTGGCAATGTTTTGAGGCGGTGATCTGGCTTACCTACGGCTGGAACAAGAAACAGGACCGCGTTACGAACACGGTTATCGCTGAGCTTACAGGGTTGAGTGATTCGCATGTTTCTGATGCACTCAAATCGCTTTCAGAACGTAAAATTATCTTCAGTCAGAAGCAGGGCGTGATGAAAACGGTCGGTATAAATACTGACCTTTCCGCCTGGATTTTAGTCAAACCGAAAACGGGAAAAGTCTTCCCGAAATCGGGAAAAGTGTTACCGAAAACGGGAAAAACCTTCCCGGAAACGGTAGACACCCAAGACTATAACAAGAACAATATTATAATATCCTCGTCTCGGAATTCTGACGAATCCCGAAACCAGAAAACTCAAAAGTTTCTCTCTCGCCATCCAGAAGCTGCCGCCGGGATATACACCCCGGCAGGTAAATCATGGGGATCCGCTGACGACCTCAAGGCCGCACGCTGGATTTACGACAGGCTTCTTACCGTCAACGCATCGCTATCTGAACCCAACTGGGCTGAATGGGCAAACACCATCAGGCTGATGCGTGTCCAGGACAATCGGACTCACTACGAAATCTGTGATTTGTTCCAGTGGGCTAACCGGGACGAGTTCTGGAAAGACAACATCCTGAGCCCCTCAAGTCTGCGAAAGCAGTGGGATCAGCTCACCACCAAACGGCTGCGTGCAACCGGAGCGGTAAAACCTTCCCGGGGCAGCATCGATCTGCATAACACCGACTGGATTGACGGGGTGCTGGAATGAAAAACCTAGCCGAGAGCATTCGCAATTTTGACCGGGAACAGGTTCGCCGCGTGGCGCACAACATGCCTGAGCAGTACACCGAACGCGAACAAACGCAGCAGGTGGCGCAGATTATCAACGGGTTATTCGTTCAGCTGGCGGCCGCGTTTCCGGCAAGCCTGGTTAATCGCAGCCAGGAAGACGTGAACGAGATTCGCCGGCAATGGGTGCTGGCGTTCAAAGAAAACGGGATAACCACAATGGAGCAGGTTGAAGCAGGCATGCGCATGGTGCGTCGCCAGGAGCGTCCATTCCTGCCGTCACCTGGCCAGTTCATCAAGTGGTGCAGGGAAGGGCGCTGCGTGCTGGGGGTCACCACCGCAGACGTGATGGCTGAATACTGGAAGTGGCGCAAGCTGGTGTTTCGGTACCCGAGCAGTGAGCAGTACCCCTGGCCGAAGCCGGTTTATTACCACATTTGCCTCGAGCTGCGGCGTCGCGGAACTGATGGCCAACTCAGTCACAAAGAGCTTGAGCGTGAGGCCGGTGATATTCTTGATAGGTGGGAAAAGCGGGTGCTAGCCGGGAAGCCGATTCCGCCTATTCGTCGGGCGTTGGCTGCGCCAGTTGCTCCGAAAGGGCCGACACCGGCGGAGCTTTTGAAAGCTAAATATCAACGGATGAAAGCAGATGGCAGGGCATAGTGAGGAAATGGTCTGTTATGAGCGAGAAGCGGACTCTACCGTGGATTTTATCAACACTCAGGGTTTGCTTTTAAAAATTGTTATCCAGTTTTACTGCATGAGGTATCCCATAATTGTCCTACCGTTTTACTCATTTTTTGTCTCTTTTATCTATGACATCAATGGTTAAGATTACAACGTCTGAGCAGACGTACTAATTTAAATTCTGTCATTCAGTCGTAGCGATTCTGTGAGGCATCTTTTTATTTTAAACAACTCAAAAAGGTGGAAATAACGATGAAGCGTCCAAACTGGTTTCAAGTTTCCGATAAAGGTGGCAAGGCTATAGCAGCGCTCCATCATTACGCCACTACTGGTACAGGTTTACCTGCCGAGCTGATCCATTTAATTTTTTTAAGAGTTTCCCAGATCAATGGTTGTGCACACTGCATAGATATACATACTCGCGATCTTATCAAGAGTGGCATGTCCGTCGAAAAGATTGTATTGGTGCCTGTCTGGCGAGAAGCTACCTATTTATTCTCGGATATAGAGCAAGCTGCCCTCTCATGGGCGGAAGAAGTTACCCGTGTTAGTGAAACACATGCTTCCGATGAAGCATATTCCGCAGCGCTTTCTGTATTCGGTGAAAAAGATTTGGTGGAACTTACCATTGTTATTGCCACCATGAATGCCATTAATCGTATGGGTATTAGTTTTCGAATGAAGCCGCTTGCTAAAGCTTGACAGATGTAAATAGCTCCCATAAGGGACTCTGGAGCTATATTAAAGTCTGCTTCTGGCACACAAATGACATCCCAGCCTGTGCATGACCGTAAAAACTACCTTCACTTGATAAGCCGCTTCGGGTTATGACGAGGCGCTTGTGTGACATGCTGGAAAACCAATTTAGGCGTTTACTGAAAGCCTGGTTACCCTGGCTAAACGACCCTTAGAAATTTCTAAGGCGAAATAGTCACATAAGTCTTCTCCACGTGTGTTATAACCGAGTTACAAATCGCCACCACTGGCGGTAAAGAGGCATCTCATGAAACAGCGCATTACAAGAGCAATCGGCCTCAGCAAGTTCTCGCCACGTTGGGTTAAGGTTATCTGTTTACGATTGACTAAAAACGATATTGAGCGCTCCCTCAACGCTCTTCTGGCCACAATTGATGAATCTGACCTATCTTCGGAGCAAGTCAAAGCATTAAGGGAATGCGTTGAGAGAATTAACATCGAAAGGGGAAAGAGGATGAAAGCGTGAGCACTTCAGATAAAAGGTAAGCCAATACTGTATAGGCGCGGCAGCGTTTGCTGCCCAAGTATCGCTTACCGGTCGGTACCAGCTGAGCTCTAAAAGCCAAATATGACTGGATGAAAACTAGTAGGAGGGTATAGGGATGAACTGGTTCTTCGTAAACGAAATTGAGGCCAAATATCTAAGCCTGCTCCGTTTACCGCATTTTAGCTGAGTACTGAAGCATTGCTTTTGCACCCGCCGGGCCCGCTGACTTTTCACTATATATTAGTTTATCCGCTTCCAGCTTGACACCCATCGATTATGACTGCGTTAAGCCTATGAAAAAGTAATAAGTCTACAAGTTTTTTTTAACATTCTATGAATTCATTAGATTCTGGCCAGAAGATCTTCAAATATCCATTTTTATCATATTTTGAAAAAAGATTGCCCTGGAAGCAAAATATACCAGCGGATTCTAGCCACATCCATTCTTCTGGTTGTTCGACACCTGTTGCACAAATCCTTATCTCTAAAAGTTCGCCGCAACGTATTAAACTTTGTAGTATCGCCTGCTTAGAGCCGTCCTTATGTATATTATGGATTAGTTGAGGGTGTATTTTGAGCTTCTCAGGCTGAAATTTCGAAAGAAACAATAAACCTGCATTTCCCACACCAAAGTCATTAATAGCAACACTTAAACCGCAGCTTTTGAGAATCTGCACGGAATGCGCGAACTCATCAATTTCAGGGATTATTTCGCTCTCAGAAAACTCAACTAAAACTTGTTCTGGATGTAAGTTACTTTCTCTGATGTAATCGAGCAAAATCTCAATCGCATTCGGCACCCTCAGTAAGGTTAAAGGCAGGAGTGTTATTGATACTCGTTGTGAAGAGGTAATGAAACCCCCTGCAATTTTTAACAAATCTTTCTTCGATTCCAAATCAAAAAGTAAATTATTGGCTTTTATAACGTCATTATCTGATTTAGCATTCAAGACAAAAGAATGAATCTGGGCAGCGAGAGGGTCTATAACTGCATACATGTCTTCGATAATGGCGGGATCAACTGATGATACATCTATTTGATCGGATGAAAAAAACCAACTGAACCTATCAGGAAGTTCATAATAGCTATCTGTCTCAGCAGAATCTATAAATGTACGGAAAAACCTTAAGGCTCTGTCGTTGTAAAGCATTTTATGTTGGGTTGTTCCACGTTGAAGAACCCTGTCCAGACACTCTTCTTTACTGAATAGTCTTATATCAATTAATTCCATGCCTGAGCGGCCAAATCGTCGATAGGGGGCATAATCGGATAAGAGTTCTACAATGTTAAAGTGAAGTGTATCTAGGCAAATCTTTTCATAGATTTGCATTACAGCTGCTTCATCACCTTCCAGAAGCTGTAAGAAATGAATCCCATTGAAAAGTAAAACACCAGTTACCCCCGCACATTCATTTCGGGAATTTGCTTCACTGACCATGTCAATAATGGATTGAATTGGTGTATCAGCTCGCAGGTGGCTTCGGTAGATGATAGTAGTAAGCATAGTTGCACACTTTAAAGGATTTTCTTCTAAAGTAGCATACGAAAGGTCAGTTAGGGCTATTTAACTGAAAAATTTACAAAAACGAGTACGGTAAAGTTAAAATTGTGCATGAAGAGTACAATGCTTCACAAAAAACCATTAAATTAACGTGGTTTAATCCTGCGAGAAATTCACGATTCTGCAACGTAAATTTGCTTGGTATGCACACGTGACAAAGTAAAAATTGATTCTAAGATTGCGGTAGTAAAAATTATCACATGGAGGTTCTAATGGTTTTCATTGTGGCTTTAACTTTATCTCTTCTTCTTTGCGTAGCGGGCCTTATCTTCATTTTGCTGGAGCTAGTTAGCATAGGCTGCAACCCTCAACGACATTGAACGATACGTGCAAGAAATCCAGCAAAAGCATTGATTGAAAGGCACTTGACCTCAAGTTAGCTTGAGCTTTTAAGATGGCGATTCTCGATATAGTTAAAGGATTAGCCTAATGAAAGAGATTGATGTCGGTTTTACGCACGTTGCGTTTGTTGTTAGAGATTTGGAAAAAAGTATTGATTTCTACAGCCGTTATGCTGGTATGGAAGTCGTACATAGTCGAGAGCCTGATCTTCCGGAGGCACGTAAAGTCGCGTGGTTAAGTGACCGAATTCGCCCTTTTGCGCTTGTCCTTGTCCAGGTTGATGCTGTGACTGACACCCCTTTAGGTAATTTTGGTCACTTGGGAGTAGCTTGTTCAAGCATTGAAGAAATCGACAATAAGGTAGCGATGGCTAGAATGGAAGGCATCTTGCGAAAAGAACCGGCTCAGGCAGGCGAACCGGTAGGTTATTATGTCTTCTTCGCTGATCCTGATGGCAATACACTTGAACTTTCTTATGGTCAGAAAGTCGGGATCGAGGCTTTCCGTCAGGATGATAGAGTGCCTGCATCTTAGTGAATTTCGATAACCGGTTGGATTACATTACGCTTTGGTAATGCTTCATGTCGTTTTAGAGCTTGCTGACTTATTTTTTCTCAATAATAGCAAGCTCCATAATAGCCTTTCCGAATTTTCATTTTATTAATTTCACCTCAAAACCAAAACCTTGTAGCAAAACTGCACAAAACTCCACTTAAAGCTGTTCAACATAACTATTGATTTTTGACCACCAAATCCGAGATTCCTCCCATATCGTCCATAAAGCAGATATCTACAAGTCTGCAAGCGCTCCGTCGTGCTAACACTCTTTAATCGTTGCAAAATCCGTAAGATACGTTTATAAATATACTGTATATGCATACAGGTGTTCATTGCGGAGGGAAAAATGAAAATCGAGTTAGCCATTGATCGCATGAAGAAACTTCCTGATGGAGCTATACCTGCACTAGAGTCAGAACTGCTCAAAAGGCTCAGCAAGCAGTTTGATAATTGTCAGCTAACGATCAAGCGTGACAGCAATGATGGTCTGAGTGTTTTCGGGGGCGACAAGAAAGAGGTTGAGCAAATCGTGCAGGAGACCTGGGAAAGCGCCGACGAGTGGTTTTATTAATCGCGTGAATTTCACTGGAGCAGTTTCAAAGAGTATCGCTGTTTGCGTTCCCCTGGCTGTTCCCGATTACTGTTTACCGCGTCAATAAGTCGCTCTGGGGGAAATAGTGTGTAGTGCAGATGCCTTTAATGCAGATGATCAATGGTACGACGTGGTCAGAAGGGCCGATAAAGCAGTTATCTATAGCTTCCCGGCTGAGGGCAGATATCTGGTTTATCGAGTAAATGGAATAGTTTCATTACGACCGTTGCTCGAAGAGGAAGAAATATTCACTCTCAACGGGTTTATGCAATTTGCAAAACGACTGGGGTACCGAGTTACACCACCGTCTGATATTATTCTTTCATAGGCCTGAACAACCTATACCTGATGCGCCACGGAGAGAACCATGGCGCTAGAATTACAACTTATCAAACACCATTCAGGAATACTGATCCCGGCTACGCCCGAGACCAGGGATATCCTGCAATCAAAAACCCGGCTCGGCGATATTCTTGTTGCCGAGTTCAGGCGGTTACGAAACCCGGCATTTCACCGGCGCTTTTTCGCGCTTCTCAATCTCGGTTTTGAATACTGGGAACCAACCGGCGGGGCTATCTCTAGTAACGAGCGGAAGCTGATCTGCGGCTACGCCAAGTTCCTGGCATCTTACGGCGGGAATGAGGGTGCGCTGATTGATGCTGCTGAGCAGTACCTTGAGCAGGTTGCTTACCGGCGCCTCACAAATGGCATTAGTCTGTGCAAATCCTTTGATGCTTACCGCTCCTGGGTGATCGTCGAGGCAGGGCACTTTGATGCCATTCAGCTACCTGACGGAACACTTAAAAAGCATCCACGTAGCATCTCATTCGCCAACATGGACGAACTCGAGTTCCAGCAACTATATAAAGCCGCACTCGATGTCCTCTGGCGATGGGTCCTGTCCCGTTCATTCCGCAGGCGTGATGAGGCCGAAAATGTTGCCGCTCAGCTGCTTGGTTTTGCGGGGTGAGGGAATGAAATTTACCTGGTTCCATCACACCGACTGCAGCACCGAACAGGCCGACGAATTGGTTAAGCGTTACAAAGCGCGCGGCGTGCGAGTAGAGCGTAGCCTTAATCCGGATTACGTGACCTGGACTGTAAGTGCATTCTTGCCGACCTCAAATACACCAGCGCGCCCGGATAGTCGCTGGCGAAACCGGATGTGGGGGTGAACGTGAAGACATATCAAATCACTTTGCCCTGGCCGCCGAGCAATAACCGGTATTACCGGCACAACCGCGGGCGCACGCACATTAGCGCTGATGGTGTCGCGTACCGCTATGCCGTGGCCAGTATCATTCGAAGCGCCCGTCTTAATATCCGGACGGCCGCACCACTCAAAATCCGAATTGAATGTCACATGCCCGACCGTCGGCGCCGCGATCTGGATAACCTGCAAAAAGCTGCATTTGACGCTTTAACTAAGGCGGGGTTCTGGCTGGATGACTGCCAGGTTGTCGACTATCGCGTTGTGAAAAGGCCTGTCGTTAAAGGCGGAAAATTAGAACTCACCATCACTGAGCTGGAGACCGCATGAATCTTGAAAACACCCTTAAATATCACTTCGCAAAATCGACAATGATTAGCGACTCGCCGCGCGCTACGGCGTCAGACTCATTAACCGGAACGGATATCATGGCCGCTATGGGTATGACGCAGGAACGGGCAGCATTGGGTTATAGCGCCTTTCTCGGGAAGATGGGTATCAGCAACAATGACCGGGAGAGGGCGATCGAGTTACTGGCCCAGTACGCGCTGACCAAATGCGATCGGGTTGCTGCGCTGCGCAAACTGGACGCCGGGCTTAAGCCACTGGTAATGCATCAGCTGGCCAGTTTCGCGTTCGAGGACTATTCCCGCAGCGCCGCCAGCGTGAAGCAGTGCGATGGCTGCAATGGGGAAGGGTTTGTTGATGCGGAGGTTTTCAGCACGAAGTCTCACACTCCGGCAAAAGAGAAGAAGTTCGTGAAGATGTCTTTGTTCATGGGCGTCGAAGATGTTCGACCTTCTGAGTTTGAGATTCGCAGACAGGTCAGGGAGATAGCGCGCGTTCTGTGCCCTCAGTGTAAGGGTAGGAAGGTAGTAAGTTGCGCCTGTAGAGATTGCAATGGTCGCGGGAAAGCCATTAATCAGACTCTTACAGAACGGCAGGGCGTTCCGGTTTTAGCTGATTGCAAGCGCTGCGGCGGACGTGGATATGAGCGTATCCCCTCAACTAAGGCTTACGCCGCGGTGTGCCAGATAACGAATACAATCAGCTTGGATACCTGGAAGAAGTCTGTTAAACCATTTTACGATCAGCTAATCACCAAGTTTGACATCGAAGAGGCCTGGGCTGATGCACAGCTGAAGCAGATAACAAAGTAGGGCATTATTTTATCGTGAGCTATTTACTTTTCCCGAATCTGTGGTAATTTTGCTCTAACGATGGGTTATTGCCTTCGTTTAAAGCCCTGCGGTTATCACCGCGGGGCTTTTTTATAAGCTAAGCATGGCATTACCCAAATGTTCTCTTCACTCTCAAAAATCAACCTGAATAGACGTAAAAAAGCATAGCTATACGAATAAGTCTCTAGATTCAAAATGAGACAATGACTACCTCTTAACTACCATTGAGGTTAGTGTCATGCAAAAACGAGGATTTGTACTCTATCTGGTCGCCATTATTGTTTTTGGATTGTTTATACAAATCGCACCAGGAGAGCTTCTTACTGGTTTCAAAAACGCCTTCGGAGATGCCTTAGTGGGCATAATTGGGCCCAACAGATAAAATGTAGCTTAACGCTCCTCGTTATCAGGCGGGATGTTTGACTCAATCCATTTTGAAGTATTTCTAACGCCATGCTTCTCGCCGTTGCTATAAACTGAACTAATAACAGTGAGGAGATGGCAATGACAGAAGGTTTCTACTGGATTCAGCACAACGGCAGAGTGCAGGTTGCTTACTACACCAATGGTGTAACTGAGGATCTTGAAACGGGCCAGACAATAACTGGTATCTGGCATCTGACGCAGGGAGACGACATTTGCCACAATGGAGAGGCTGAGGTGATTGAAGGCCCTCTACCTGTACCATTTAAATGA